ATTTATTTTTACAGAGTTGTGCAAGTGCATGGCAGGGCTAGGTGAGTCGGGATTATCAGGGGCGATGGGTATTGTTCTGTAATGTTCTGTATTGTTCTATGGGGTCGGAACATTATGTAAGCCATGCTGGTATTGGGTTTGCGGGTTTTATTTATATAATGTTCTATTGTTCTATACTATTACTAAACCATACGAGTCTAGAACTTGGAAAAGCCTCTGCACTATGCGAAGGGGGTCTTTCGAGGGGCAAAAAATATTTCGGCTTCATAGTTTCTCGGAACAATAGAACAATACCCCAAAAAACGCCTAAAAACTTAATTAAATCAAGGGGTTAGGAATGTTCCAAGGGCATAGAACAATACGGAACAATATGCACTTTTAAAGAACAATGCTTTATTTGTGCGTGCTTGACAAGCAGGATTTATTTTGTTATGCTGGAAACCAGCATAAGCCAAAAAGACCACGCAAGGAAAGGGCTAATGCGTTGCTACAATGACAGTTCCCTATTGAGATAGGGCTAGGGTGAAGAAACAAAAAAGCCCAGCGAATGCTGGGCGAAAAAAAACCCCACCGAAGTGGGGTTTAAGTGAAGCAGACTTAATTAAGCAGACTTAGGAACAAAGGGCATGATCAGTGCCTCGATTTGCTCAAGATCACCCATCTGTTTGATCTTGCGAATATCGGCAATGATTGAATCACGCTTACCCTTTAATTGCTCTAGGGCTTTCTGATACTCGGGATTAGTCTCGAGTGCCTTTTTAGCCCGTCTGTTAATCTCAGCCTTCGCCAACTGAGCGTGCATGAAATTATCCGTAGACTTCCAATCAGCCATAGCCGACTCTAGAATTTCATCGGACATCTTCTCAATCTCAGCCTTCGCCTTATCACGCTTACCCGCCATGCGAGTGGCAGACTTGCCCGCAGACTTAGGAATGGTAAAGGGCTTGCAAACATCACGTACCAAATCCATCAATTCAGTCCACATCTGACTTGCCGAGGTCTCGTTTTTGGTTTTGCCTGAACTAAGCAACTGATTGACGAAAGCCTGACGATAAGCCATATACTGCGGATAAGTAGGCAATTCACCCAACATTTTCTTGATAGCCTTAGCACTATCAGAACGCAGGGTTTTGCCCTTGCCGAGCATATCGCAACCGTTAAACCAATCATCAGCCAAATCTACGATTTCAGCATAATGCTCAGCCGACAGAGTAAAAACCGCAGTTGGATCAGCCACATACTGCACAGGAACGACAGAGCCATCAGGGTTTACTATTTGATCAACTACACCCTCAAAAGGGTTTACAACTGTATTTTGCTTTTTAGGCATTTTGCATCTCCAATAAAGTAAAACAAAGAAAGCACAATTAAAGATCAAACCTTTATTTGTGCACGGGATAACCATTACCCCATATCTTTAATATACATGATCTGTTATATAAGTGTATGATTTTTACAGGCAGATGACTACAATAGACTACATAAAACCAAGCCGACAACGACCCGAAAAACGACCCCTAAAAAAAATTTTTTCTCAGTCCTAATAGGCATCAATGGTTATTTGATTGACGGAGTAGGCATAGGTTTTTTGTATAACTCAGACCCCACCACCACCCGACCCCCAAATACACAGTTGATGGTACCTATGCCGATATATACACAATGATCTGCACACCAGATCACTCAATTTAAAAATCATCGCACACATCCCCATATCATCCTATTCTCACGTAATACATACAGTTAATCACCTGGCAACTAAGTTTTCATCACACCCCCCACCCCCCACCCCCTTCATTTTGCTGCACCGCAATAAAGTTCGGCGATATAGAAACCCCACCCCCACCATTTTTCTCGGGACTCCTACCCCAGGGGGGTATATATTTTTTGTAAAATATCTGACATATCAAGGGGATACCATGCACTATGAGCGCTAATCTGATTATTGTGACCGGGTTGATTTATGCCTATATTGCTGTGGAACAAGCGCTCAAAGGAAACATGGGATTGGCTTGTATGTACTCTGGATATTGCTTTGCCAACTACGGCGCTTATTTAATTGCTACTAAGGGGTAAAAGATGAGCTTCACGATCATGCAGCATGACGGCACAAAAGTTATTCAATACTTCTTCACTGTGGACGAGCTTATTAAATCAATGCTCGACAACCCAAACGACAGGTACCACAGAAATGACAACAATAATCGGTGACTGGAGTAACAAGGTCCTAGTATCGGACAGCCAATTTACTGATACTGTTTCAGGTATTAAGTACTTTGAAGAAAAAGTTTTTCCCATAGACGGCGGATGGCTCGGCGTTGCAGGTAATTATTGCGATGCAGAAAAAGTTCTCGAATATGTGAACAAGAAGACCAAGGTTAAGCCCAAGCTCAAGGCAGATAGCTCTTTTCTCAAGATAACTAAAGACGGGCTATTCTCCTGCGGAGACGACTTAGAGTGGGAGCGGGTGCGAACCTTTATGGCTATTGGGTCTGGGTCTATGGCAGCAGAAGTCTGTATGCGTATGGGGTTAACGGCAGAAGAAGCGGTTAAGTGGGCGTGTAACGTGGACGCTAGCAGTAGCGAACCCATAAAAACGTACCCCTTGTCCGATGCCGTATAAAGACCCCAAGGTTAAAAAAGCCAAGGGTGCAGGGTATTCTAAAAAGTACTACGAGGCAAACAAAGCAAAAGCTCTGCTGGCTAATGCCGCAACTAGAAAGAAAAAACGAAAGGCGTTCCAAGAATGGAAGGCAACCCTAAGCTGTGTCCAGTGTGGGTTTAGCCATGTGGCAGCGTTGGATTTTCACCACACAGATGCTAAGGCTAAAGATGGGATAGTCAGCGATCTGGTCCGCATGGGGCGGTTTAAAAAAGCTAAAGCAGAGGCAGAAAAGTGCATTGTCCTGTGTGCCAACTGCCACCGAGTACACCACTACGAAGAAAAGAAAAAGTGTAAAATACTAAACACTTAGTCACGTGAGTCGCGTTGGGGGTGTACGTGTATCAAAACACCCCACCACATAAAGTAAAAATAAGATATACTTGCAAAAACTGCAAGGGTCAGACATGGACGCTTTAATACCCCAGATTGAGGACAATGTACCTCTTCCCAAAAACGCACAAGAAGCGTTTCCTGATCTATCTCCGACTGAAGAATTAAATATGCGTGCCAGTGTGGTGCAGCTTTTGTCTGATTTAACGGGTCAGCCCATCTCGCCGAATAAAGAAAACCAGGAAGAGGCCAAGGCTTTAGCCAAAGAAATGCTTGCAAATCCAGGGGTTAGGCCCGACTTCTCTAAATATCCTAATGAGACGTTGGCTTTGATGGCTGGGATGGTGTCGCAGATGAATGTTTCTATTGTTGACGAGTTATCAGAGCTTAAGATGTATGTAGTAAATAGCCTCGTCCAGGAGATTCAGACCTCAAAGGACCCAAAAACACGCATTGCTGCCCTAAAAGCCCTTGGTGAAGTTGATGGAGTCGACGCATTTAAGAAGCGCTCCGAGGTAACAATGAAAATTCAGTCTATGGAAGAGGTAGAAGCAGAGCTACTTACTCTATTAGATGACGTAGAAACAAAATACATCGACGTAGAAGCCAAAGAAGTGATTAATAAAGAGAACGATGCCAGGGCCTAGCCTTAAATTAACCCCTGCACAGCTATTTAAACTACGGCAAGCTATGCCGAAGATGCCTGCCGAGAAAAAACGGAAGGTAAAAGCCCTTTTAGAGCAGTACGACACCTATCTGACCCAAGAAATCGGCAAAATGTCCTTCTTGGACTTCGTAAAACACGTCTATCCGGGGTATAAAGTTGGACCACATCACCTTAAACTGGCTCAAATCTTTGAAGACATCGCTGCAGGGAAGAAGAAACGCGTTATTGTTAACATTGCTCCGCGGCATGGCAAGTCAGAGCTTATCTCGTACCTCGCCCCAGCATGGTTCTTGGGAAAGTTTCCTGCAAAGAAAGTCATCATGGCTTCACACACGGCTGACCTTGCTGTCAATTTCGGTCGTCGAGTCAGGAATTTGGTTGGTTCAGAGCTGTATAAGGATATTTTTCCGCAGATAGAACTGCAATCAGACAGTAAATCAGCATCTAGGTGGGGGACGAACTTCAATGGAGAATATTTTGCAATCGGCGTGGGGGGCGCACTTGCTGGTCGCGGTGCTGACCTTTTTATTATTGACGATCCTCACTCTGAGCAAGAGGCTAAGACAGGCAGACCCGATGTTTTCCTTCCTGCTTGGGAGTGGTTTCAGTCTGGTCCTTTACAGCGGCTTATGCCTGGCGGTGCAATTATTGTTGTAATGACCCGCTGGAGTAAACTTGACTTAACCGGGCAAATAGTAAAGCAGACAGAAAATAATGACGAAGTAGATGGCTGGGAAGTAATTCAGTTTCCTGCAATTAAAGACGATGGCGAGGCGCTTTGGCCCGAGTTTTGGCCTGTGGAAGAGCTTTTAGCAAAGAAAGCGGCACTTGACATAAGGTATTGGAATGCCCAGTACATGCAGAACCCAGTATCGGAAGAAGGTGCTCTGATTAAGCGGGAATGGTGGAACATCTGGGACAAAGACGACCCACCGCCGTGTGAATTTACCATTATGTCGCTAGACGCGGCTCAGGAAGCAACAACCCGCTCTGACTACAACGCACTTACGACGTGGGGGGTCTTCTTCAATGAGGAAGTCAACAACTACAACATTATTCTTCTTAACTCTATTAAGAAGCGTTTAGAGTTCCCCGAGTTAAAAGAACTTTGTCTACAAGAGTACAAAGAATGGCAGCCAGATGCGTTTATGGTTGAGAAAAAATCCAACGGCGCCGCGATATATCAGGAGCTTAGGCGTATGGGCATACCAGTCGGGGAGTTTACCCCCGGCAAAGGGCAAGATAAGATTGCACGGGTTAATGCTGTATCAGACTTGTTTGCGGGTGGGGTCGTCTGGGCACCAGATCGCAGGTGGGCAAAGGAAGTAATTGAGGAATGCAACGATTTTCCTAGCGGGACCAACGATGACTTGGTAGACTCTACTACATTGGCTCTGTTAAGATTCAGGCAGGGGGGATTTATCCGTCTGCCAAATGACGAACCCGAAGAAGACATGTTATATAAGTACCGCAAAAAAGCAGCGTACTATTAAGGATAGATTATGGCAATAGAAAAGTCGTTTTCACAAGCCCCTCTAGGACTTGACCAATTAGATCCAGAAATGATGGGTGATGAGCCTGCGCTAGAGATAACTATTGAAGACCCCGAGTCAGTTGAGATTGGTATTGACGGCGAGCCGATCCTGCGGATTGAAGAAGGTGAAGACGAAGATGACTTTGACCAGAACTTAGCTGAAGTAATTTCTGAACAAACATTACAAAGCCTTGCTTCTGATTTAATAGACGACTTTGACTCAGACATTAGCTCTCGTAAAGATTGGATTCAGACCTACGTAGATGGCTTAGAGCTATTAGGTATGAAGATCGAAGAGCGGTCTGAGCCTTGGGAAGGTGCATGCGGCGTGTATCACCCGATGCTAAGTGAAGCCCTTGTTAAGTTTCAAGCCGAGACCATGATGGAGACGTTTCCCGCAGCGGGACCAGTCAAGACACAGATTATTGGCAAAGATACACCCGAGAAGAAAGAAGCGGCTGAGCGGGTTCAAGCTGATATGAACTATCAGATTACAGACGTGATGAAAGAATACCGACCTGAGCATGAGCGTATGCTTTGGGGCTTGGGTCTCGCAGGTAATGCGTTTAAGAAGGTGTACTACGATCCACATTTAGAGCGCCAAGTAAGTATGTTCTGCCCAGCAGAAGACGTGGTTGTCCCCTATGGAGCTTCTAGCTTAGAGGCAGCGGAACGTGTGACGCATGTCATGCGTAAGACAGAGAACGATGTGCGTCGCCTCCAGCATGAGGGTTTTTACCGAGACGTAGATCTAGGTGATCCAGTCCAAGTAATGGACGAGATTGAGAAGAAGATTGCTGAGAAGATGGGCTTCCGCGCGTCTACGGATGACCGCTTTAAATTACTTGAGATGCACGTTGAGCTTGACCTAGAAGGCTTTGAACATAAAGACGACGACGGTAAACCCACGGGTATTGCATTGCCGTATGTAGTGACGCTTGAAAAGGGTACTAATACTATCCTAGCTATTCGCCGCAACTGGAGGCCAGAAGATGAGTCATGTAAAAAACGCAACCACTTCGTTCATTACGGTTACATTCCGGGCTTTGGCTTTTATTGTTTTGGCCTCATTCATCTCATCGGGGCTTTTGCTAAGTCTGGTACTAGTCTTATTCGGCAGCTCGTGGATGCGGGAACCCTTGCTAATTTGCCCGGTGGGTTTAAGACTCGCGGCTTACGAATTAAAGGTGACGATACCCCAATCTCCCCAGGCGAGTTTAGAGACGTAGACGTACCAAGCGGGACTATGCGGGACAACATCCTGCCTCTCCCATACAAAGAGCCAAGCCAAGTTCTCTATAGTTTATTGGGAACAATCGTAGATGAAGGACGTAGGTTCGCTGGTTCTACTGAGCTTCAAGCCTCTGACATGAGCGCTAATGCGCCTGTAGGAACAACGCTGGCTATCTTAGAGCGGACATTGAAGTCAATGAGTGCAATTCAAGCGCGCATTCACTATTCGATGAAGCAAGAGTTCCAATTACTAAAAGAAATTATCCGCGACTACACGCCTCCTAAGTATAGTTACGAGCCAGAAGAAGGCAGTCGCATGGCTAAGCAGTCAGACTATGACATGGTCTACGTGCTTCCAGTTTCTGACCCCAATGCGGCAACAATGGCGCAAAAAGTAGTTCAGTATCAGGCGGCTTTGCAGTTAGCCCAAGGCGCGCCACAGTTATATGACTTGCCGCTGTTACATCGCCAGATGCTAGAAGTGCTTGGGATCAAGAATTATCAAAAGCTGGTACCAATGCCGGACGATATGAAACCAGTTGATCCTGTAACAGAGAATCAAAACCTGATTACAAACAAGCCTGTTAAAGCGTTTATTGAGCAGAACCACCAAGCCCATATCGCTGTACACATGGCTGCTGCGCAAGATCCAAAGATTATGCAGCTTATATCTCAAAACCAACAGTTGGCTCAGGCTATCCAGTCGGCGCTATCTGCACACGTAGCAGAGCATTTGGGCTTTGAATACCGCCTGCAGATCGAAAAACAGATGGGTATGCAGCTTCCCCCAATGCCCAAAGCTGGAGAAGACCCAGTACAGATGCCTCCAGAAATGGCAGATCAAGTGGCACAGATGGCGGCGGCAGCGTCTCAGCAGTTATTGGCTCAGAACCAGCAAGAAGCCCAGCAACAACAGGCTCAGCAGCAGGCTCAAGACCCATTAATCCAGATGCAGCAACAAGAATTGCAGATTAAAGCTGCAGAACAGCAACGTAAGGCTCAAAAAGACCTTATTGATGCACAGCTCAAACAAGAGCAAATCCAAGTTGAGCGGGAGAGAATCCAAGCCCAACAACAAACAGCTGGCGCGCAAACAGCCGCAAAGATGTTAGCTGACAGAGAAAGTAGAGAGTCTTCCCAACGTGTAGAGGGGCAAAAAGCGGGGCTAGAGATGATAAAACATCAATCTACCCTTGCACAGCAGTCAAAGAAAGGTAAGTAATGCAGATTGACAAAGTAATGAACGTCTTAGTGAAGCAGATAGACGACAAAGTTTTGCAACTCCAAGAAGCCCTATCCGATGGCAGGGTAGAAACTTTAGAAGAGTACAAAAAAGTGTGTGGCGAGGTGAGAGGTCTCCTTACTGCACGTAACTACATAACCGACCTTAATAAAGCAATGGAGAACTCGGATGAGTGACCAACAGATAGTAGATTTAAGCAGAGCAGTAGATTTAAGCGCAGTTTTAAACAAAGAAGCAGAAGAAAGGGCCTCACAGCTACCTAAACCGCAAGGCTACCGTATTTTGTGTGCGATTCCTGAGTCTGAAGAAGCGTTTGACAGCGGCATTATTAAGTCAGATGAAACTCGTAGACATGATGAACTGTTGACTACAGTGCTGTTTGTGGTCGATTTAGGTCCTGATTGTTATACAGACAAAACTAGGTTCCCTAACGGGCCATGGTGTAAAAAGGGCGATTTTGTCCTAGTTAGACCCAATGCTGGCACCCGTCTGGTCATTCACGACCGGGAATTCCGCATTATTAATGATGACTCCGTAGAGGCTGTAGTTGAAGATCCTCGGGGCATCAAACGCAAATTTATCTAGGAGATAAAACATGGCAAAACTTGACGAATATAAATTCCCAGACGAGATAGAGGATTCTGCGGAAAATGAAGTAGTGGAAGAGGTAGATGAAGGCTCGTTGGACGTTGACATTGAGGTAGTTGACGATACCCCACCAGCTGACCGCAACCGCGACCCCGTTCCTGACAACATTAAAGAAGAACTTGAGACCGCAGACACGTCCAAGGACTATTCTAAAAATGTAAAGGATAAGTTTACACAATACAAAAAAGCTTGGCACGACGAGCGTAGGGCAAAAGAAGCAGCTCTGCGTGAGCAACAAGAGGCTTTAGCAGCGGCGCAAAGCATTCTAGATGAGAATAAACGCCTCAAACAGATGCTTCAGACAGGTGAAAAAGAATTAATTACAACCTATCAAAGCTCGGCTGAATTAGAGGTTTCTCAGGCTCGTAGGAATTACAAAGAGGCATATGACTCGGGTGATTCAGATGCACTAGCAGAAGCTCAAGAAGAGATGATGCGTGCGCAACTTAAACTCGATCGTGCAAAAAACTTTAAACCCACTGTACAAATTTCTGAAAATGATGTACAAATACAGGTAAAGCAGCCTCAGCAGCCTGCGCAGATGAATGATAAAGTTGCTGAGTGGGTGTCTAGGAACCCTTGGTACGTAGACCCCGAAAAGAAATCAATGAGCAAATACGCTGTATTTGTCCATGAGGAACTTGAAGAGCAGTTTGGTAGAGCATTTGTCGGTACGGATGAATATTTCAAACGGATTGACAACGAAGTAAAACGGCGATTTCCTGAAGAATTTGCCGACATTCAAAACGAAGAGGAAGAAAAGCCTCAACGTACATCTCGTTTAAGTACGGTCGTAGCTCCTGCAAAACGTAGTACGTCTTCAAAAAAGATTGTATTAACTAAAACGCAAGTAGCTTTGGCTAAAAAGTTTGGCTTAAGCCCTGAGCAGTACGCCCGTGAACTTAATAAATTGGAGTCCTAAAATGGCAACAAACAGATTACAAAGAGAATTAGAAAGTCGTACCCAGTCAGAGCGTCCAAAGCAGTGGTCGCAACCTGAGCTTCTCCCTGAACCGGATAAGCAGCCTGGATATGCCTACAGATGGATTCGCGTTTCAACTTTGCAACAGTCCGATCCTCGCAACCTCTCAGGGAAGTTAAGAGAAGGATGGGAACCTGTCAGTGTTGAAGAGCAACCACAGTTTCAACTGTTAGTTGATCCCAATAGTCGTTTTAAAGACAACATTGAGATCGGCGGATTGTTACTTTGCAAAACTCCAGTTGAGTTTGTTAACCAGCGTAATAAACATTACACTGACCAAGCTGATGCTCAAATGAGGGCTGTAGAGAACACTCTTATGCGCCAGAATGACCCACGTATGCCTCTCTTCAATGAAGGGCAAGTTACGGTAGGTTCTTTTGGTAAAGGTTCTTAATTTATTAATTTAGGAGATTTAAATGGCTTATCCAACCGTTTCAGCTCCCTATGGCTTACAACCAATCAACAGCGTGGATGGCAAACCCTACGCTGGT